CAGCTTATTACGTGTGCTAATATCAAAAGGACATGATGAACATAATAGTATTACCCCTTATAAAACTCAAAATAAACTAATTGATGATATTGCAAATAAATTTCCTGAAAAAGAAAATTTGTCAGTAGAAAATCTGAACAGGAAGTTTTCTAGTGCAAATAAATTTTTTAAAAATAACAATTTATAGTACGAAATTAATTAAATAATTGTACGAAAATAGCACAACTTTAACGAAAATTGTTATCCATAATACGAAAACGATAAAGAATTGTACGAAAACCTTAATTATTGTACGAAAAGCATCGTTTAATTGTACGAAATTGGTTATCCATTTTTGTACAATGAAAGAATATAAAACATTATCTAAGCTGAGCCTGTACTAAGAAAAACAGCATCCAAGGAATCAAGATGTAATTGATTGGTTAAGTAATAAAGAATTTGACCCAACTACAGCAAAGCGCATGGCTAGCTTTATTAGGCCAGAATGGGCAAAAAAAGGATCTCCCAAAAAACAATAGAGTCTACCTTAATTTCCTTAATTTTCAATGCGTTATGGCTTTATGAACCCTATTATAAAGAACAATAGGGTTCGGTATCTTATTTAAAAGTCTCTAAAGGTGTTTTCCCTAAACCTATAAAACTTTCAGCCAGATCGGTTGGCTGGCTTGAGAGCGAGGTAGACAACTGGATAGATCAACGGATTGAAGCCACTAGAGGCAACCATAGGGAAAAAATATGAATCACCAAAAAGCTACCTTCAGAAGCAGCACAATTATTGCTATGCAGGCTTTTTCTAGCATACCGAACTTAGCATCAAACTTTGAATCTATTCTTTTTTCTAGGCTATTTAAATCTTCTTTAGTGGCTGCGCCGTCAAATGAGGCATTCAAGGCCTTTACAGCCGTAATTGCTTGGCTTTCTGTGTAGCCCCCAGATAAATATTCTTTGTATACTTGTAATGTATCTATGTGTGCCATTCTTATCCCCATTTATAGTTATTTCCTTAGATTTTACTATACTAAAAACTTAGATATAAGGAATGTATCTATCTAAGTAGTTCAACCACCAGAAAAGGATTTCAAATGGTAGCTAAAAAGCACACGGATAAGTTAAACGAAATCAAGAAAAATATTGAGCACGCGCACGAATATTTTATAAAGAATGTTAATCGCTTTAATGACTTTATGAAGTTTGTCTTCCAGACTTCGTTATCGTCCGATGACATCACTAAATTAGATGTGCTACAAAAACCTGCAATAGAATTTAACATCTTAGAAGCGATGATTTCAAGGCTAAGAGGCGAGTTCGCGAAACAAGAACCATCAATAGTGGCAAGAGCTGCCGACGGTGTGCGAATTGAAGAGCTAACCCCAGAATTTTTACAAACATTAGAAATAATAGAGGCGCATTTAAGAGAGATTTTCTTTGACGCCTCCAACGATGCACTAGAGTATAACATTTATTCAGACTTATTAGCTGGTGGTTATAGTGTTGTCCACGTTTATACAGGCTACATTAACGAGCTATCTTTTGAGCAAAATATTAAAGTAGAGCGAGTATTCGATCCAACTTTAACTGGCTTCGATCCGTTAGCCAGAGAATCACATAAGGGCGATGGTAATTACTGCTTTCAGTTAATCCCTAAATCAAAAGAAGATTTTGAAGAAGAATTCGGTAAAGGCTCGGCCGACAATATGAAGTTTGAAAGATCGAGCCATGTAGGCGATTTTAATTGGAGCTATTTAAATCAAGATCAAGAAATCATACTGGTTGCCGATTACTACTGCAAGAAAAAGAAGAAAGAGAAGATCGTAAAACTTTCTAACGGCCATACTATTGTTAAAAAACATTATGAGGAATTCCTTAAACTATGGGGTAATCAAGGGTTTATTGAACAAGCCCCCATTCTTATAGATGAAAGAGAAACCATTATCGAAACAATTGATCGCTATATGGTTTGTGAAGATAAAGTACTGTCTCACGAAGAAACATCCTATAAGTTCTTCCCGTTAGTATTTATTGATGGCAATAGTGTGGTAATTAGAGAAAACGAAGATGATGCATCAATGCAGATGACCAGGCCTTTTGTTTATCATGCTAAAGGTGTGCAACAACTTAAAAACTTCTCAGGACAGACCGTTGCTGCCGAAATTGAAAACATGGTGCAACATAAATTTATGGTAGCAGTTGAGTCTATACCAGAGGATTATGCGGACGCTTATAAAAACGTACAGCAAGCATCTACGTTGGTTTATAACGCATTTTATAAAGATAATCCAGAGCAACCATTACCGCCCCCAAGAGAAGTTCAACGAACCCCTACTCCCGACATTGTTAATATGACTTTTATGGGGACCGATCAGGTTACCCAAACTATATTAGGTACGTATGATTCCATATTAGGAACTAACGATAAGCAAATATCAGGGGTCGCCATACAGCAAGGAGCAATGCAATCTAATGCTGCGGCCATTCCTTATTTACAGGGCTATATTAGAGGCTTAAATAGGGTTGCCCAAATAGTTGTTGACTTAATTCCTAAGTATTATGTAACGCCTAGAAGCTTACCAGTAAAGGCGCCTGACGGTAAGCGCTCTTACCAAATTATTAATCACCCAAATAATCCTGAAAGCGTAGACTTTAGTTACAACCCAAATAGTTTACAGATTAAGGTTGAAGCAGGGGTTAGTAGCGCAGTACAAAAACAAGTAGCGCTTGATCAAATAATTAGAATGATGCAGTCCAGTCAATTGTTTGCTGAGTTTATTAATACTATGGGGCTAGAAACAATTCTAGATAACATGGACATTAGAGGTATTGAGGGGCTTAAGGCTCAAGCCGTTCAGTTTATGAAGCAATTAGAAGAACAAAAACAACAACAAGCACAGCAAGGCAATCCTGAAGAAACCGCAATGCGTGAGCAAACTGAGGCCATTAAACAAATTGAGATGGCTAAGATTCAGCAACAACAACAAAAACAAGAAGGAGAGCTAGCTATCCAAGCTGCTAAAGTTGCTAATGAGAAGACCTTAACTGATGTTAAGTTTATGCAGATTATGGCGCAAATTAATCAGAACCAAATCAAACTTGGAATTGAGCAAGAAAAGGTTGATTCCGAAAATGCTAGAACTGCGGTGGAGCATGTAATTAAAAGTGCAGAAATAGCCCACAAACATAGGGAAGAATAGTGTTAGACAAGGGATATGTCTGCGTCTTGTCGGATTGTAAAGATGCGATAAGGGATTTGATTGCAAAGGGTCAACAGGTAGATGCAATTGTTACTGACCCGCCGTATGAACTTGGGTTTATGAACAAAGGCTGGGATAAGTCTGGCATTGCTAATGATGTCGAGTTATGGAAACTATGCCTAGAGGTATTAAAGCCAGGTGGCCATTTATTAGCGTTCGGCGGTAGCCGCACTTATCATAGGATGGCCTGTGCAATTGAAGATGCCGGGTTTGAAATTCGGGATCAAATCATGTGGGTTTATGGAAGCGGTTTTCCTAAAAACTTAAATGTTAGCAAGGCTATCGATAAGATGGCTGGTGCTGAAAGAGAGGTTATAGGCGTTTTAAAAAGTAGCCAAGATATAAAGGGGAACGCTGGGTTTGGCAGTGAAAAAAGCAAGCTTAAAGAAAGGATTGATATTAACATAACCACGCCGCCAACATACGATGCCAAAAAGTGGGATGGCTGGGGTTCTCAATTAAAACCAGCACACGAGCCAATAATTGTGGCAAGAAAACCACTAAGCGAAAAGAATATAGCAAGTAACGTGCTAAAACATGGTACTGGCGGGATTAATATCGATGGGTGTCGGGTTGGAACAGAAACTAGAACGTATCAAAGTATGAAAACTTTAGGGGTTATGCACGATGATAATTGGGTGTCAAGGCAATTTAAATCGACCGTGTCAGGCCGTTTTCCAGCAAACTTTATCCACGATGGTAGCGAAGAGGTAGAAGCAAGTTTAGGTTCGCCGTCCCGCTTTTTCTATTGTGCTAAAGCGTCGTCCGCAGAAAGAGGCCAACATAACAATCATCCCACTGTAAAACCAATTAAATTAATGCAATACTTATGTAGACTAGTTACACCGCCTAATGGCGTTATACTCGATCCGTTTATGGGCAGCGGTTCAACTGGAATTGCTGCTAAGCTAGAGGGATTTAGGTTCATAGGAATTGAAAAGCAACAGGAATATATGGATATTGCGATTAAAAGGATAGCGAATGACAACTAAATCACATACCTTTCCGCCATTAAAGCCGCTGCCTCTGATTACTTTGGAGCAATATGAGGTTCTTGAGTTGAATCAAGATTCAGGTTATAAGAATCTTTTAGCTGACGCTAAATTTGAAGAAGAAAGAAGTAAACTATTTTTAAAGGATTAATAAAATGTCAAAACTAACAACTAACGCCAGAAAGAAATTAAAACCAAAAGAGTTTGCATTACCCAAATCACGTAAGTTTCCAGTGCCTGACAAATCTCACGCTGCCAATGCTAAGGCTCGTGCATCTGAGATGGAGCATAAGGGTAAAATATCTAAAGAAACAGAAGAAAAGATAGATGCTAAGGCTAACAAAGTTCTTAAGGTAAAGAAAAAGAAATGAAAAACGAAGATGAATCGGTACCTGTAATAACAGAAAAATCCGAAGATGAAAAGGTAATCGAAATTGCAGAAGATTGCGTTATCCTTTCAGATTATGCGCCTACTGAGGCTGAACTTGCCGAATTTCACCGAGAATCTTCAGTTGAATATTGGCGTACTATAGAATTACCGCCATCGCCTAAATATAAACCTGGTTCACCATAAATTTTAACAAACAAGGAGAGTTACGATGCCTACTGATAATCAACCTAAAAGCATTACGACTGTATTAAATAAACTTAAAGCCGAATTACACGAAGCCATGGCTAATTTCCATGCTAAAATAGATGCCATTGGACATCATGTGGAAGCCGAAGCCCCTAAGATTGAATCCGATGTTGCTAGCGCAGTTTCTAATATTCAACCGGAAGTTGCGGCCGCTGTTTCAACTGTAGAAGCTGTTGAGCCTGTTGTTAACACTGTAGTTGGTGTTGTTGCTCCAGAAGCATTACCTATTGTTGAGGGCGTGGAAAGCGCTGTATCTACGGTAGCTAGTGTAGTTGACGCTCCTAATTCGCCAGCTAAAAAAAAGCTTAGAATATAGTATTAAGCGCATATACACTAACATAAATTATTAGTGTATATGCTATTTTTTATCATTCATTATGCGCCTACTATATAAGAATGAATAAAGAACATTATACGGAAGCAGATTTTATAACGTACGAGGTTTTAATTATTTTAGAAGCGAAAATTGAAAAAGCTAGAGAAATTGCCATTAACTTATTAAATGCTGGCGTAAGCCCAGAGATAATAAGTAAATGCTTGGGCTTGTCTATAGAAGAAATAGAGGAATTACCAAGATATGATGGGCGGAGAGATTAACTATATACGCTTTTTCTATGTCCAACATTAACCACAATTACTACTAACGTACTGTCTTTTATCTCACACACAACTCTATATACCCCAGTTCTATAGCTCCATAATCCTTTGTGGGTTCCACTTAGGGGCTTACCTAGTCTGCGAGGGTTACTAAGTCTCCTAATTTTATTCGCTAAAAAGTCCCTTATTTGTTTTTGTGCTGGCTTCCCTAATTTGTCCAATTGTTTCACGGCCTTTTTGTCTAATTCAATCATCCAAACCATTCTTTTTGCTCCATTCATCCAAAGATATAGTAGGGTTCTTTTGTTCTAGCACGCTAATTGCCAATAAATAATCTTCCCTATCTTCTATAAATTCTTGGATGGCTTTTCTAGCATAATAGCTTTTAGTGCGACCTGTTTTTTCGGACAGTCTAGTTAAGCGTTGTTCTAAATCTTCTGAAATTCTAATAGCAAGCATAATGTATCGCCCCGTATAACATGTATACCAAAGTATACCAAAGCTATAGCAAAAGATATACCTCTTTTTGCACATAAAAAATTGGATCAAAAAAGAGGAGTTTTTGGTCGTTTTTTCGCCGTATACTTTTAAAGCAAATTATGCTAGGCATTTTTTAGATTTTTTCTTGCGTGTATTTTTTTCTATTTCTTTAATTGATTTCATCAAAGCCAAAGCATTATAGGGGCTGCTCATAAGATATGCTGTTTCTTTTACGCTATTCCATTCTTGTTCGGATACCAATACGGCATTGCTTTTTTTGCCTTTAATATAAATCGGTTTATGCCCATCAGATATTTCATTAACCAAACTATATAAATTTTGTCTTGCAGCACTTACGCTTAAAATTGTCATATAAAACCTCCACAATAGCAATCCCAACTATACTACAATCCGTACGGGTTTTACAAGTGTTAGTAGAGGAACTACCTAGGTTTGATGCTCGCCAATAAAAAGAACACTTTGTTATTGACACGCCCTAAATAAGTCTGATATTCCCAAAATCCTGTGCAAACATTGCGCAAATTCAGAAATTAAACTAAAGTTAAATTACTAGGTTTATACAGGATGTAGAAACTTAGGTTACTACCGAGCCATCGGGTATAAATGGTCGCGAACTCAGCGCATGAGGTTATTTTACCGTCACGGGGAAATAGTGGGTTTATGGATGATATAGAAGCTTCAGGGATCGAAGCGCCAGTTAGTGACAGTGGCACTGAAAAGACACTGACTACTAGCCAGGTGAATGACATTGTTAAACGGGAAAAGGCTCATGCTGCTGAACGCGCGCGTCAACAGGCGCAAGCGGAATATCAAGCTGAACTTGAAAAGGTTCGTGCTGAGGCTGCTGGGAAACCAGCGTCAAAAGGCGAAATAGATGCTACTGCTATTAAGCAGCAAGTATACGAACAGTTCATGCAGGATTTACAAAAGCATCGTGATGAGGTTGAAAGAAAAACTCAGGAAGATGAGTTAAAGACAATTGCTGATCAGTACTACCTTAAAATGGGTAAAGGCTCTCAGTTATTTGAAGACTTTAACGAAGTCATGGGTGATTTTGAACCTGATAAATTTCCCAATGCGGTAATGCTTGCAGCGCAAATGGAGAATACGCCAGAGATTATGTATGAGCTGGCTAATAACCCATCAAAGCTGTTAGAGATAGATGGACTAGCTAAGACCTCGCCTAAATTAGCGACAAAACAGCTAGAAAGGTTATCGAAATCGATAGCCAATAATCTAGAAGCAAAAACCAACAATGTTAGTGCCCCTCCTCCTTTATCAAAACTTAAATCTTCTTCGGTCGGTATGGATAGCGGCAAGATGACGTTGAAGGATTTTAAGAACGCCCCTTGGTTGAAAGGCTAAAGGATCGTTAACCTCTAACTACATTGCCATATCCCTACCTAGATTAACGCTAGATAAAGGGAAAATTTAACATGGCAGGACCAACAAATATTTTACAACAAGTGCAAACATACCAAATGTCTTCACTTGCCTTTCTACAAAACTTAAATTGTTTTATATCTACTGCAAACACCAAGTTTAAGAACTTTGAAAAATTGGTCGGAAACTTAGGGGATTCAGTAGGCTTTGATTTACCTCCTAGAATGACTACTACTAACTCTTTAGTTGCAACTTTTCAACCAGCCGATCAAAGAATACAAACTTTGGTTTGCGATCAATCAGTTTCAACTAGCTATACATTTACATCTCAACAATTTATATTCAATGTTGAGGAATACATGGGACGTTTCGGTAAAGCTGCTGTTCAAGAAATTGGCGCACAAATCGAAGCTAACGTTGCACAAAATTGTGTAACTAATACTTATAGATTCTTTGGTGATGGCGTTAACCCAATTAACAGCTATACCCAATTAGCTAATGCATTAGCATTATACCGTAACTATGGTTCAGCTAATGGCCGCGCCAAAGCATATATTGGTGACACCGTTGTACCTAACATCGTTGGTACTGGATTAAGCCAATTTGCAATGGATCGTAATAACAAGATTGCGAACAGTTGGGAATTAGGGGAGTTCTCTAATTGCGATTGGTACCAATCTAACTTATTGCCAATTCATATAGCAGGAACTGAAGGACAACAAGGAAGCACTTTAACTGTAGTTTCTACTACGTTAGATGCTAACGGCGCTGTAACAGCTATTACCTTTAGTGGTACTCATGCTGCAAATGATGCTAACTCTGTTGCTCAATACGATAAATTCCAATTTAACGATGGCGTAGCTGGATATACCAACTTACGTTACAGAACTTTTATTGGGCATAAAGTATCCGCTAACCCAGTTCAATTCCAAGCTACCGCAGCTGCTGCATCCACCAATGGATCGCAAGTAACTGTTAATATCTTCCCAGCATTACAAGCATCTCAAACTAATGCTCAAAACTTAAATACCCAAATATTACCTGGTATGCAGGTTTCTGTATTACCAAGTCACAGGTCTGGGCTGATAACAGCTGGCGATCCATTGTTCTTAGCAATGCCAAGATTGCCTGATCAAGTACCGTTCCCTACAGGAAACGAAAACGATCCAGAAACAGGTGTATCAATGCGTATGTATTACGGAAATCTATTTGGACAAAATCAGATGGGGATGATCCATGATGCAATATGGGGAAGTACGCTAGTACCAGAATATTCGATGGCTTTGGTATTTCCTCTATAACCTGATGATTAACAATAGGGGCAGCCATGCCCCTTATTTAAAAGGAAGAATGTTATGACAATACAACCTAACTACCCTATGGTTAACCTTGGTAACCTTTATGTCCAAGGTGGTGCGCTTTCATTTGTAAGCGGCACTAGTATTACAATTGCCTCCGGACAGTTTCGTGATTCAACCAATGTTAACGACATTGTGTTATCAAGCGCTGCAACTATTGTGGCATCTGCTAACGGAGCTAACGGATTAGACGTTGGCGCATTAGCCAATAGCACTTTATATGCGGTTTATGTAATCGGCGATTCTACTGGATTTAACGCTACGGCTGGCCTTTTATCAACTAGCTTTAGCGCTCCAACATTACCTGCTGGTTATGATATGTTCCGCCGTATTGGAGCTGTTCTAACAAGCGGCGCTGCTGCAATTCTAGACTTTAGCCAAGCTGGTCGCACTATGTGGTATGCGGCTGCCGTTGCAACTGCTGTAACAGCTGGTGCATCTACTACTTTTGCTTTAGTTAACGTTTCAGCAATGGTACCAAGCACTGCAAGTTCTGTAATACTAGAGGCAGTTTTAACAGCTGACGCTGGCGCAACTCGTACTGCTGCTTTTAAAGCTAGTGGCTCAAGTTCAGCGGCTGGCCAGGTTAATATGTCCTCACCTGCTAGTACCGTTACTAGTACATCTTTAGTTTGTCCTTGTACAACTATAACAAGCACAACTGGTGTTGATTACTTAGTTTCAAATGGTTCTGCTGCGATAGCAGTTTCTGTATTTGGCTATGTAGATCAATTATAAGGAGCACTTGTCCATGGCTTACCCTGTCACACTGCTGATTAGCGAGGCGTTTTATACCTCAGGGATCGTCTCAAGAAATTTTCAGCAAGTGGCAGGAGACCAGGAGCAAACAGGCTTTTTAAAACTAAACGAAATCTTGTCTGATACTGCAATTGAAGAAGATATGATCCCTTATTTTACGACATCATATGACTTTAATGCAGTACCTGGCCAAGAAATGTATTTTATTCCAAACCTATCTGATCCTGAAACTTTAACATTCTTTATTAATACCATTCGGTATCAAATGAGAAAAGAATCTCAAGATTTGTATTTTGGTGCAGCACGCGCAGAAAATGTTGAATCATTGCCTTATAATTGGCATTGCGAGCGTTGTTTAGGTGGCTGTAATTTATTTATCTATTTCTTTCCGGACACTGCTTACCCAATGCAATTAACAGGGCGCTTTAGATTGCAAACAGTAACTATTAATCAAGACTTATCGTTAATACTTGATCAGTATTATATTAATTATTTACAATACCGTTTAGCCGACAGATTGTGTACAGCATACAATTTCGCACCTTCCCCATCATTAACTAAACAACTACTACAATATCAACAAATGATCTCCAAGCGTTCAAGCCCAATGGATTTAAGGATTAATAAAACTTCTACTTTTAATTCGGGCAACTCGATCAATTACGCGCAAGTAAATCTTGGAAAGGGCTGGACTACCAATTAATTAAGGGATACTCCATAAATGAGACAAACACCCAACGCCAAACAAGAGCCCGTAAATGTAGTGGGAGGTTCAACCTTCGGTAGATATAAGAAAATCTCAAGTGAAAAAACATACAACATGTTTGTTTCTGACGAATGGCTAGTTAACACCGCTGGGTATCAAAAAGTTTATGAATTACTTCCGGATGGATTAGGCCGTGCTATTTTTACTAGTATTCGTGGTAACATTTTGATCATAGTAGTAGACAGTTTTGTTTATTCATTAAACGAGCACCTTGTACCTACTTTTGTAGGAATGTTGGGAACTGAAAGAGGTGTTGTATATATAGATGAAAATTTAAACTCACAGATTTGTATTGTAGATGGGTTAAATGCTTACATCTATAATTATTCCCTGCCAGGCACCAGTTTAACGGTTCAAACTGGATTAGGTAACCTTATCCCAAATTATGTAGAGTATCATAATACCTATTTCCTTTTTGGAAATGCTGACAGAACTAGTAATGGCTCAGCTTGGTATGCTTATCAATACAGTACACCAACCACAATAATACAAGCAACTCCTGGACAATTTGCCTTACAAACTAAACCTGATTATGCATTAGCTATAGTAAGGCTGCCAGGGCAAGGCGCTAACGTTTTAGTTATGGGTACATCAGTTTGTGAGATATGGACACAAATTGGCGGCCTTCAAAATTATAGACGTAATAACACCATAAACGTTGATTATGGTTGTGCCTCGATTTCAACCATTGCAACCTCAGATAGATATGTAGCGTGGCTCGCTATTAATGAAAATAATGCACCAACTATTATGGTGTATACTGGACAAGGATTTAAGCCAATATCAACAGATGGTATTGATCACCAATTATCCCACATTAAATATGTAGCTGAATCAACGGCCATGTTTTATAGACAAGATGGTCATTTATTTTATCAATTAACATTTTATAATCCAGCTGATAATTTAACCATTCTTTATGATTTTAATACAGAAATGTTTTTTAATCTTAGTGATTACGCATTAGATTATCATCCAGCTAAAAATTATGCCTACTTTAATGGCAACACTTATTTTGTTTCATTAAATAATGCTGCTATTTATTTATCATCAACGGATTTAACTACATATAATGAAAATTTACCGACTATGATTTCAGATCCAACTCAAATATATGAGATCCAAAGGATTAGAATTTGTGATACTATTAGGGAAGATGATAGTAGTCAATTCAGGCCAAACAGTTTTGTGTTTACAATTGAACAAGGCAACGATAAAAATGTTACAGGATTATCAATAAATAGCCCTGGACAGGATTTACTAATAACTGAGGATTTATTTACTCCACCTGACGATACTATATACACTGAGGCTGGACAACAAATGGCAGATGAGGATTCTAGTGATATAGCATCACTTACGATCCCATATCAACCTAGGGTTGATTTAACGGTCTCAAGAGACAGCGGTGTATCCTGGAGCAATACCGTCTCTAGAAATTTAAACCCTATAGGAATACGTCAGAACATTCTTAACTGGGAAAATTTAGGAGCATGTAATAGTTTAACTTTAAAATTAAGATTTTGGGGATTAAGCCGTTTTGTAGCTAATAACGGAATGGTGGAGTTGTATTAATGGACTTACCAACATACATACAAAATGACAATCAAGAAAATTATAACCAAGAATTAAATCAAACTTTAAGGGATAATTTAAGTAACAATGGTTGGGTTGTACCAGAGATAACGATGGCAAACTTAGCTATAATATCATCACAGATGCCAGATGGTACGCTTTGGTATGTAACCGACAGTACGCCGCCTATATTTGTTGGAAAAGTTAACGGTAGTTTAGTAAAATTTACAACTACTTCATATCCATAAGGAGCATAGATAATGGGATTTTTTAAAAGCGTAGGAAAGATGTTTAAAGGCGTAACTAAGCCTCTTATGGGAGCTGGCATGGGTTACCTGACAGGTGGTCCGATTGGTGGCTTAATGGGCGCTATGAGCGGCTTTGGTGGTAGCGGAGGAGGCGGTGGTGGCAATTATGGGGCTGGCATGGAATATTTAAACCAAATTCCAGGTATGGCTAGAAGCTATTTAAACCCCTACACCGAAGAAGGAAGAAAAGCTTATAACAGTCTTTTAGATCAATATAGTAATACCTCTACTACTAACCCAACTCAATTTCCAGCAGAATATAGCCAAATGGGACGTGATCCTACAGCTTTTATGAATAACTTAATGAAAGATTACGAGCCATCTAGGGGTTACAATTACAAACAAAATCAAATGCTAGGGGCTACTAGAAATAGTGCGGCATCTGGTGGTTTTTCTGGAACCCAGTATGATCAAGCAAACCAAGCTGAAACAATTAAAGATTTACTTGGCTCTGATATGGCAGAGTATTTATCCAATGTTTTGAATATTCAAAAGTCTGGCTTAGAAGGTGAAGAAAGAAGATTGGCTGGGCGCGAAAGAGTATTAGCAGGGGAGGCCGGAAGAGGCGGCGATGCTGCACATGATTTAGCAAGTATATTGGGAACTAATTTAGGACAACAAGCAGGATTTAGATTTGAGGGTGAACGTCAAAGAAGGTTAGATCAAGCTAATAAAAGAAACAGCAGGATGGGTTTATTTGGTGATTTACTAAGTTCGAAAAACCAAGGCGGCCTTGATGCTGCTAACGGTAGACTTACTGACATGTTTAGCTCTCTTGGCGCACTTTTTGGAGGATAATTATGCCTATTACACCTATTAATTTTGCTGCCATTGATCCTATCGATTTTAAAGATGATATGTTCTCTGGCTTATTAAAAATGCGTGAAGCTCAACATGCTGGCGAAAGACGTGGTTTAGAGAATGAGGGTACGCGTCACCAAAATTCTATCCAAGGCGCTAAGGCTCAATATGCTCCTGATATGGAAAAGTTTACTGCTATGTTACGACAAAACCAGGCTGAAAATTATAATAGGGAGATTGAATCTAAGATTGGGTTAAATCAGGCGCACGCAAATCATGCAAACAGTCAAGCTGCTGCTGAAAACAATAAACTTACGGATGCATCAAAATACGGAAAATATATTCCTGGATCTTTGGATAAGCTGCCTAAAGCTGAGCAGCATGATACGACAAAACGTATGAAAGATAATCTTGTTAAAGCCGAAAACCTCATGCAAATGGGCAAAGAATTAAAAGAGTTTAAAAAGTTAATGAAAGAGCATCCTAATATGAGTGAGGCATTCAATAATATACTTTTGCAAAAAGAGCCAGGGATTATCTCTCAAGTATGGCGGAAGTTTAACGGAGATAAAAAAGGTCTTGATGCCCTTAATAAGGCACAAAAATTAGGTAACAGCGCTCTACTTAGGTATATGAACTCATTAGGCGGTGGCGCTGTAGGAAAAAGAGGTGTAACTGACTTTTTAGCTAAAATTATGCAATCAGCAAAAGTTAATCCTTTAAATACTGACGCAACTAATCAAATGATTATTGACTCACTATTAGAAGAAAACGCCTATGCCGATGCATGGAAGAAAAAGACTAAGGAAGGATTAGATTATCGTTTTCCAGTATATGACGATTACGATGACTTTAGGCCAGAAAGCAATAGTAGTAATGAGAAAGAGCTATCTTCCATGTCCGATGCAGAAATAGACGCCATAGCAGATGGTCCTGATAAATAGGGAGTAATTAAATGGGCATAACTAAAGAACAGGCTATAGCAGAAAGGGAGAGAAGACGCAATTTATCGTCTGGTGCACGCAGCTATTCATCTGTAACTAAAGAGCAGGCTATAGCAGAAAGGAATAGAAGAAGGGGGTTAGAATCCCAAGAGCCTCATCGCGAGACATCAATCGGCGAAGATATCAAGCCTGAAAGCGCTCCGATGCCACAAACAAATAATGATTCTGTTGGTAATCCATTCGTAAAAGCGTTATTGGCTGGTCTAACCAGCCAAAGAGCAGTTTACGAAGCACCAGTACACGGAGCATTACAGCCTTTATTAGAAAGCGGTTATTTAGGACAAGGTGTATCCGATTGGTCTAAAGAAAAAGCAAGGGAACGAGAATCAAGTCTTAAATTAGCTGGAGAAGACTATCCTCTTATAACAAATGGAGGAGAACTTATAGGTAAAGTTAATAGAGATATATTAGCGGCTATAGCACTTAAAAAACCTGTAGGGGCATTAGCAGGAAACATACCCACCAAGGCACTCGCAGGTATTCCAAAATGGCTATTAAATAGTAATTTAGCAAAAAATATAGTTACTGGTGGATTAACAGGTGGTCTTGAGGGGGCAACAGATTATGTTAATGAAGGCGAATCTAGATTAGAAAATTCAGGGAAAAAAGCCGCAGGTGGAGCAATTGCTGGGGGAGTTTTTAGTGGACTTCAATATGGTGGAAAACAACTATTAAAACTTGGTAAGTGGGCAGCAAATCTTCCTAAAGCTTTTCCTAAAGGTGGTGCTAAAGAATTGGCCGACAAAATAGCTAAAGTCGATAGGGATGCTGCTAAAGATGCTGCTACTGAAGTGTATGACCGAGTAATAAGTGCTGCCGACAAAGCCAAAGTTAAAGTAGATTTATCTAAAATAAAATCTAAAGGCTTGTTAAGTGCTATGAATTCTGCTGAAAAAGAAACGCTTAAAAAAGCGTTGCCTAAAGTTAAAGAATCAAAAATAATATTACCAAATGGCAATAAATTAAAATCTATAACTCCTGGCGATCAAAGTTTTGGGAATGCTCATAATGTAAAAAAAGATTTAGATGATGCTATTGGCCGATTAGAAGGATTGCGGCAAACCACCAAAGTATCAAACCAATTAAATAAGCTAAAAAAAGGAAGGATTAAAGTTCAAAGCGCCATATCGAAAGCATTAAAAGAAGCTGGTTTACACTCAGAGCTTGGGATGTTTAAGGAAGTAAATAAAACTTATGCAGACAAGGTGCTTAAATATAATCATCCATTGATTAAAAATTACTTAGGTATAACTAAAGGAAAAAAATCAATAGGAATTCCTACATTAACGGCAGAGGATTTTCTCAAGAAAGCTCATGGCGATAGTACCTTTAGGGCGCATTTTGGAAATAAATATCCAGAGATCGAGGTGAACCAGCTATTGCCAAAATATTTAAAAAGAGGCGCTAGTGCGCTTGGAATTGGTAGTGTTGGGGGATTTGGCTATCAGTTGTTTAAAGATAAATAATAATATTCTAATCATCTGTAAACCCCCAGCCAACCACTAGGGCACTTAAAATTAATCCTATAATATATATTATACACATTTTTTCATCTCCTGTTTTTTATTAAAACTTTCCTAACCATTTTAAGATTAAAGCAATTATAATTCCCACAATAACTGGGGCATATATAAATCCCACAAAAGAATTTATAAAAAAGTATTTTAAATCTTTTTCTAGCATCTTTAAGTCATCTTTAGTTGCTAAATCGCTCAGCGATCCATTTAATAAATGAACTTGCGCCTTTGCTTGTTGTTCTGGAATCCCAGAAGCAACTAAATTTTCATATGCTTGCAATGTATCTATACTGGCCACTTGCACATCCCCCAATTAGTTTACCAATTAACTATACCTTAAGCCGATGGGTAGGTCAAGGGTTTTATCTTCCATGTATACAAAACATTACAACTGTTTTTACAATAAACACAAGCATCGCACTAATCATGGTATAGAATATTTTGTTAGTGCTACTTTTAACATCTTTTATATCGGCTTTTAATTCGGTTCTCAATGCTTTAATCTCGGCCTTTACATCTTTTATATCGGCTTTTAATTCGTCTTTAACTTGATCAATTTTGTTATCCAAGCCTTGTACTGCCACATTTAAAGCATCCGTTTCTGCAACTGCCTGTTCTTCTGGCACTCCGCCAGCCTTTAAATCTTTATAGTATTGCCACGCTGTATTAGTCATTTATTGTATATCCCCATGCAAATTTATAGTAGTTATATTCTTAAATTTTACTATACTAAAAACTGCAAAGCAACGGATGCCACAGCAAAGAAAGGATTCTAAATATGGCTCTCGACCCTAGATATATAACGGCTATTGATTTGTCTCCATATTTGGTAGACAAAGATTCGGGCGCACCCTTATCTAATGGGGTTGTCTCTTTCTGGCAAGATGATGCAAGAACTGTGCCAAAACTTGTATATGAGCTATCTGGCGCACCGCCTAATTACACTTATACGGCATTGCCTAATCCTATTATTTTAAGCAACGCTGGAACATTTCAGGATGCAGCAGGCAACAATATTGCTGTTTACTATTTTCCTTACGATTCACAGTTACCAGACGCAAACGTACAGCTTTATTATATTACTGTTACTAATTCAATGGGAACAGAACAGTTTACTAGAGAGGCATGGCCTAATATAGTAACCAACGAAAGCGAATCCCTAACACAAGCTAATATTAGCAATGGCTTGATTAACCCTCAGTTTGCAAACGTATCGTTTAGCCCTCCAACCCCGTTAATCATAACCTCTCCAGTAACAGGAACAGTTAGCACGGTAATAGGGCAACGTTGGACGTTAAATTTAACAACGCTAGGGGCTGGTAGCGTAACAGTTACTAGAAATTCAATAGCAGGATCTTCGGCTTACCCGGGCAACCCGCCTTATACTTTAACAGTAACACCAAGTGCTAACGTTACAGGATTAACCCTTTTCCAAAGGCTATACCATAACCCTAACATTTGGTCTCCTCAGCCAGGAGGCACAAACGGTTACATTGCAACATCTATTTTATTAGCACCTCTTAGTTCTGTGACAATGCAATATGCACCATCAGTTGGTGCGCCCCAAGCGTTGCTTACCGCTAACAATGTGTTGGGTACTTATCAAGAATTTACAAACACGGTTCAATTGGCCGCAGCAAGTAATACTGACAATGCTGATGTGGGGTATGTTGATATAATTATAACATTACCAATTGCAGCTACTACTACTTTATCTAACGTTCAAGTTGCTGGTTTAGAAACAGATCTAACCAATGTTATTTTTGATCAAATCCCAGTTAACCAGCAAGTAGAAGAGGCTAATATTCCTGCATTAGAATATAAGCCTATTTCAAGCTATTTATGTGGGTGGGATTTCCCCTTAAATCCTTCCCAATTTTTAGGAACGACTGTTGCAGTTCAAGCAGTTGGTGCTAACAAATCTTTTTATGCCTGGGATCAAACAATAGTATTTCAATCGGCCAATAGTGGCGTTAGCGTTAATCGTGGTGGTAATGGTGAATTAGTATTAACCGCTGCTGCTGCTGTTCAACCTGCAATAGTCCAATATTTAGATTCAACTAAGGCACGAGAAATGTTGAATTCAAAGATGTCTTGTGCCATTGAAAGCAAAACCTCTAATTTAGCTGGAATAACCGCAACAATATCGTTATGGTATTGCACTGATGCTTCTTTACCAAGCGTAGTAGCTGGCACTAATAATTCTGTTGTCGCCACACTAGACGCTAATGGACATCCTGCCACTTTAAACGGCACATGGGTCGAGGTTCCACGAAGTGATTTAGGAAATGCTCAATTTACCATAAAGGCTAATGCCACTACTAATTTTAATTTTAATGGTTTTAGCGGTTGGGATATGAAAGGAGTAGCAGCTACTCAAACTGCTAATTTTTTTGCAATTGTAGTGGGTTTTGGGGCAATGACAGCGGCGGATACTATCTCGATTAATTCCGCAAGCGTTGTGCCGGGAGATATACCTACAAGGCCAGCACCACAATCAGTAATATCCGTCATGCAAGACTGTTTATACTACTATAGGAAATCATTTTCCAACAGTATCGTTCCGGCAACCGCATTAGGCGTTGGCACAGGCGAGTATTATTTCCCTGTTAATAATTTAAATGGAGTTGGTATTGGGTTTCCTTTGGAGTTTGAAACTGGTATGAGGGTCGTGCCAACTGTAACTACATACAACCCAATAAATAATAATGCACAAGCTTATAATTTAACTCAATCTGCTGATGAGTCAAGCACTGCTGTTTTAAATGCTACGCCTAAATTTGTTTGTATAACAACAGCTACTAATTTTGGGGCAACTCTTGGAAACATAAGGATCTTGCATTGGGTGGCAGATGCTCGTTTAGGAATAATTTAATTAATTTAGGAGAATTTTAATGGCAACAAATTATAATGTAGATAAGACTAAAAGTGGTGTAAATGGATTTGGTTTGCCATTTTGTAACACTATTTATTCTGTAACACTAACAGCAAGTACTGATACTACAGTTGCAGTTCCATTGACTGCTGCCGTAGGAGCTCCAACAGCCACAACCTTTAATAAATTTATGGCTGTATTTTCATACTCTAATGCTGCTAATGTATTTGTTGCTCTTAACGCAACCGCCACTGTTCCAGCTGGTAATACTTTTGCAGCAACAACAGCAGAGCTTAATCCAACTGCTAAGATGGTTAAATCAACCGATGTAATACATTTTATTTCAAGTGGGACACCAAGCATTACTGTTGCATTTTACGCTATACAGGAGTAATAAATGTCTACAAAATTTAGTCAATTTAATCCTGTTACAACGGTCGCCGAATCTGGTGATACTGTTGTCGGCTTAAGAAATGGTGCTAATACCATATTTAATGCTCAAGCATTTGCAGCTCTTCCTTGGGCTACTTTAGCTGTTGGACAAGTTTTGGTTATTAATAATGGCTATTTTCTAGCAAACACTGCCAATGCTATTTATACACTTCCTACCGTTGCAGTTGTTGGGCAAGTCTTACAAATTATAAACCTCTCGACTTTCACCGTTACGATAGCACAAAATGCAGGACAACAAATTCAATTCGGTAACATTGCATCAACTTTAGGTGCTGGTGGTTCTGTTGCATCATCTAATATTGGTGATTCCCTAACTTTAGTATGCAGCGTTACTAATAATAACTTTACACTTTTAGGCGCACCACAAGGAAATTGGGTGGTAACTTAATTTATTAAGGGATTAATTTATGACAATAAGTAACGCGCTCAATGCCGCATTTGCTGCTAACCAATTAATATATGCATCATCTGCAACCCAATTAGTAGGGTTAGGAACAGCTACAAATGCAATATTAGTTACAAATGCTGGTGGGATCCCAAGCTTTCAAGCTACTATTCCATTGTTGGTACAACAAAATATTACCGAGCTTGGAGCTATTGCATCTATTGGTGCTCCTTTAAATCAACAATTCGGTGGGACTGGCATTAACAATACTGGAACGATTACTCTTGGCGGTAGTTTAACAACAACAGGTGCTTATAATTCTACCTTTAATATGACGGGAACTACTAGTATAACGTTTCCAACAAGTGGAGTTCTAGCTACAACTGTAGGGGTTGGGGTGTTAACGGTTACAGGAACTCTTAATAAAATTTCCTGTACTGGAGGGCAAAACCCAGTAATTAGTATAGATCCAAATTATGTTGGGCAAACTAGTATTACTACACTTGGTACAATTACAACAGGAGTATTTGAGGGCTCTGTTATTAGTTTAGCCTATGGAGGAACAAATGCTAACCTTACCGCTTCTAATGGCGGCATATTTTATTCAACCGCTACAGCTACCGCCATATTGTCTGGAATTGCAACCGCAGATAAAGTGTTGTTATCAGGCTCGTCTACGGCACCATCATGGTCAACCGCTACATATCCTGCAACAACGACTGCAAATCAACTTTTATATTCTTCTGCAAATAACACTATAACAGGGTTAGCTACTGCTGCTGATAGCGTGCTTGTTACTAACATAGATGGAGTGCCTAGCATTTCAGGAACTTTACCGTCTGCTGTTCAACAAGGCATTACTGAGCTTGGAACGATAACTTATATGATTGAGCCATTAGGAGCTGCGTTCGGAGGAACTGGAGTAAACAATGGTGCCTCTACTATTACTTTAGCAGACAGCTTAACGACTACTGGTGCTTATCCGGTCACATTTAATTTTACTGGTATTACCGATCTTACTTTTCCTCTTTCAGGCACACTAGCTACAGTTGCTGGGATACCATCTCTGCCGTTAGTTACATCTCAAGGGGGATCTGGTCTCGTTAGCCCAACTGCACACGGAATATTAATTGCCGAAGGAGCAAGCCCTTTTAATCCTATTGCATTAGCCGCAGGCCAATTATTAATTGGAACAACAGCCGGCGATCCAGTCGCTGCTACTTTAACCCAAGGAAAAGCATTAACAATTACTAGTGCAACAGGTGCGATCACAATTGGCGTAACAAATAATCCATCTTTACCTGGACTGGCAGGTGTTACTTTACCACAAGGTAATACTGCGGCTCGTGCTGGTGCGGCCGGAACAATGAGGTTTAATACCCAATCCGGAGTTTTTGAAGGTACTGCAGATGGCACCACCTGGGATACTTTTGAATCATCATCTACTGGTGTTACGAGTGTTGCAGGAACGGGTGGATTTATTACCTGCTCACCAACTACTGGGAGTGTTATTGTAGATATTGACTCAACATATATAGGGCAGACAAGTATTACTACACTTGGCACTATAACTACAGGAACTTGGGCTGGTTCTACTATTGCTGTTGCTAACGGAGGAACTGGGGCAGTTTCTCTTGCTCAATATGAAGTTTTATTAGGGAACGGCACAAGTGCTGTAGGAACTGTTAGTAGCAGTGGCACATCAGGACAGGTATTAACAAGTAATGGCGCAGGAAGTGCACCTACTTGGCAAGCAACCGGTGCGGGAAGCGGCGTACTTAGCAACATCGCAACTGCCAATCAAACTACAGTATCTAGCGCAACCGGGAACGTTACAATAGGATTAGCAAGCAATGCTGTATTGCCAGGAACTGCCGGTGTAACTTTACCACAAGGCAATACAGCAGCCAAGGCTGGAGCCGCTGGCACGATGAGATTTAACACGCAGACTGCGGTATTCGAAGGTACGGCAGACGGTTCTACTTGGGCTCCGTTTACGACTGCTTCAACCGGCGTAGTAAGCGTTGGTGGTACGTTAAATAGAATAACCTCTACAGGCGGCACAACTCCCGTTATTGATATAGACGCTAATTACGTAGGGCAAAGCAGCATTACAACTCTTGGCACAATAGGCACAGGAACTTGGAACGGTGGTGTTGTTGGGGGCACTTATGGCGGCACAGGCGTAAATAACGGTGCATCCACCATAACACTTGGGGGAAACTTAACAACTAGCGGCGCTTTTAACACCACGTTAACTGTAACTGGAGCTACAAGCGTTACTCTACCAACTTCAGGAACACTGGTTAACTCAGCAGTGACTACGCTATCATCACTATCAAGTGTTGGCATTATAGGTACGGGCGTTTGGGGTGGCACTATAATTTCCCCAACGTATGGTGGGACTGGAATTAACAATGGCTCATCGACAGTCACGCTTGGCGGTAACTTTACAACTAGTGGCGCATACGCAGCAACCCTAACATTGACAGGTGCTACTAGTGTAACTTTACCAACGTCAGGCACATTAGCTACGACTTCATCTATTCCTACTTTTCCTTTGTCGTTAGCTAATGGCGGGTTAAACGCCAACTTAACAGCAAGTAATGGTGGTATTTTTTATTCTACTGCATCAGCGGGGGCTATCCTAGCCGGGACATCTACTGCTAATCAAGTTTTATTGTCAGGTGCAAGTACTACTCCT